GCGTGAGTTCGACGTGCGCCTGATGCTGGGCGGCTCGACGCTGTCGCCGGCCGGCACCGAGGACGCGAAGCCGGGCTTCCTGCTGTTCGGCCACTACCGCGTGCACCACGGGACCGCGCTGGGCCAGACGCCCGCGCTGTCGGAGCTGCGATCGGCCGGCCGCAGCGGGCAGAGCGGGCACGTCCACCGGGCGTCGGTCGCCTACGGGACGAACGAACGCGACGAAGCGCTCTCGTGGATGTCGACGCCGATGGGCGCGCGGCACGAGGTGGGGCGGGCCTACATCAAGGGGGCCAACACGGGATGGCAACGAGGCATCGGAGTGGCGCATCTGCAGCCCGACGGGACCGTGCATCAATACCCGGCCGTGGTCCAGGTGGGCGCGGTCGAAAGGCTCACGGTCGAGGGGTTCACATACGAGAGGCGCGGACTCGCCGACCCCGACCCGAACACGAACTGGCTGGAGACGCTGCGGATGCCGACGCAACGCCACCCTGCGGGAAAGCGGGCTGCACGATCTGCCGGCTCGCCGACGACGAAACGGAAGAGGAGTAGCCGATGAGGGTCGTGTTGCTGAACGGGCCGCCACGCTGCGGCAAGGACACCATCGGCGAGATGCTCTACTGCGACCTGCCGAGCGCGGTGCTCTGCAAGTTCGCACAGCCGATCGCGGACTACCTGCGCGACGTGCACGGCATCGACATGCGAACCGTCGAGAAGGACGAGCCGCACGACGCGTTGTGCGGCCGCACGCCGCGCGAGGTCGCGATCGCCTACAGCGAGCTCATGTGCAAGCCGCTCTTCGGCGATGCCTACTTCGGCGACCTGCTGGCGCGCGAGGTCGAGAGCCAGGCGGCGCAGACCGACGGGCTGGTGGCGATCGTCACCGACTCCGGGTTCCGCACCGAGGCGCAGGCGCTGGCCAGGAAGGTGGGGCCGCAGAACGTGTTGCTGGTGCGCGTCTCCCGCCATGGCACCGACTTCGCGGGCGACTCGCGCAGCTACTGGCCGCGGGTCCGCGGGATGCGCGAGGTCAAGTTCGCCAACGAGGGGAGCGACCTCGGCGACCTGCACCTCAAGGTCCGGCGGGAGCTGCTGCCGCTGGTGGCGTCATCTTCGCGGCGCCGTCATGTTGCGCATGACGAGAGCTGGTAGGATCGCGCGCCGATGGCCGCCACCCCGGACGAGAAGCTGACCGCGAGCATGCTCCTGCGTGCCGGCGACCTCGCGCACTACATGCTCGACCACAACCAGGTGGTCGCGCTGGCGAACGGGCTGACGGCGAGCGGCATCCATTGCACGGTTTTCCTGGCGATCGGCGACTACGCCGAGCCGGTGCGCGACTTGTGCGAGCGGGCCGTGCGGAAGATCGCGGCGGACCGGCAGGAAGCCAGCGACCGAGCGAAGACGAACTGAGTTTGGGTTAACTCACCCGCTGCGCGCTTCGGCGCGTTCTGCGACGAGTGCCGGCAACATGCCGGTCTCCTATCGCATCGTCGCCGACAAGGCGGAAGAGCTTCCCGAGGAACTTCGCACGCAGGCCAAGGCCGGCGCGGACGGGAAGGTCATCGTCGAGGCGCTGCCGGACGGCTGGGCGGTCGAGAACATCGCCGGCCTGCGCAACACGGTGCAGAGCCTGCGCGGCGAGGCGAAGCAGAACGCCGCCCTGGCGCGCGCGGTGCAGGAAGCCGGCATCACGGCCGAGGAACTGAAGGACGCCGCGGAGGCGCTGGGTCTGAAGAAGGCCGGCAAGCTGACGTCGAGCGAGCAGTTCGAGGCGTTCAAGAAGGCCGCCGCCGACAAGGCCGCGTCCGAGACGGCGAAGCTGACCGAGAAGCTGACGAAGCGCACCGAGCGCCTGCGCAACGAACTCGTGCGCGGCAAGCTCGCGCCGATCGTCGCAGCGAAGGGCGGCAGCAAGGCGATGGACGCCATCCTGGCGCTCGCCGAACGCAACATCCGGGTCGAGGAAGACAGCGAGGGCAACCTCGTGCCTGTCGTCGTGGGAAACGACGGCAAGGCCGCCTTGACCAAGAAGTCGGGGTCGATGGACCCGATGGGATTCGATGAGCTCGTCGACCAGATGCGGGAAGCAGATGGCACGAAGGGTCTCTTCGAGGTCAGGGCTGCCGGCGGCGCCGGCACCTCCAGTCAGTCCGCGGGACGCGGCGCGACCGGCAACCAGGGCATCGGAAAGCAGATGTCCGGACGAGAGCTGTTGCAGCGTGCCAATGAGAGCACTGCACCCCGTGGGTAGCCCTGGATGGGGAACTTCGCGACGGCTCGCCGCCGCGGACTGACCCAACAGAAGGACTCACCCAGTGGCAATCACCACCCTGGAAGCCGCCAACCTCGCCGCGAACAACGGCGAGTTCAAGAAGGCCGGCATCCTCATGACGTTCGCCGAGCAGTCGATGCTGCTCGGTGCAATGCCGTTCGTCGACATCGCCGGCAACGCCTACAAGTGGACTCGCGAGTCCGCTCTCGGCACCGCCGCGTCGCGTCCCGTCAACGGCTCCTACACGGAATCGAGCGGCGCGACCGAGGAGATCTTCGAGTCGCTGAAGATCTACGGCGGCGACCTCGACGTCGACAACTTCCTGATCCGCACCGGCGGCCCGGAAGTCCGCACTCGGCACGAGATGCTGAAGATCAAGGCGATCGCTCAGAAGATCGGCTTCGACATGGTCCGCGGCACGGTCATGACCCTCGGCGGCGTCACCGGTGACCCGCACGGCATCGACGGTCTGCTCGCTCGCTACGGCGGCGGCCTCGGCACCTCGACCGTCTCGACGGCCGGCGTCAACGGCGGCCAGCTGTTCAACAACAGCAACGCCGCCCTCAGCATGGCGCGTCTCGACTCGGCCATCATGGCCGTCGACCGTCCGACGCACATCCTGATGGCCAAGAAGCAGGCCATCAACATCAACACGTTCCTCCGCGGGTCGGCCTCGATCCAGCAGACGAAGGACGAGTTCGGCCGCATCGTGCAGACCTACAACGGCCTGCCGATCCTGTGGGCGGACATCAACGGCGACCAGGCCGCTCTCGGCTTCAACGAGAACAACAACACGACGACCTCGGTTCTCGTGCTCAACCTGTCGGAGGACGGCCTCCACGGCATCCAGGCCCCTGGCGGCCTCGACGTCCGCGATCTGCAGGAGCAGAACGGCAAGCCGGTCTTCCGCACCCGCGCCGAGTGGTATCTCGGCATGGTCGACGAGCACCCGCGCTGCGTGGCTCGTGTCTACAACATCACCGACGCGACTGCGGTCGCCTGACCCAGGGGAGAACACGAAATGGTCTACACCACTCACAACCCGACCTTCGACGCTCAGCTGCAGCTGAAGGACGTCACGGCGGCGATCACCTCGACGGCCACGGCGCAGGTCGGCGGCTCCGATGCGGTCATCGACCTCATGCCGGGCGCTCCGGCCAACGCCCCGGTCAAGTTCATCAAGGGCGTCGTGTTCCTCGACGTGACCGCGATCGACATCGCGAGTAACGACGAGGGCTACACGATGGTCGTCCAGGGCACGAACACGGCTGGCTTCGGCGGCACCGTCTACGAGATCGGCCGCCGCGTTCTGGGCGCAAACGCGGCCACGGGCATCGGCGCGAACAGCGTGATCGGTCGCTACCCGGTCTACTTCGACAACGTGGCCGCCGTGGCCGCGGGCGAGTACCAGCCGCAGCGCTACATCCGCCTCCGTGCGGTCATCGCCGGCACCACGCCGTCGATCACCTACACGGCGTGGGCGGCCTACGACGTCTGATGGCGTGAGAGCTCATCGGCCCGGCGCCGTGCCGGGCCTGTCCGCGGTGGCGTTGGCATGGCGCCGCCGCGGGCTGTTTCGGAACAAGGCCTGACGCATGGTCGCGATCCCCACCTACATCTACGTCGGCGACGAGCAGATCACTGGCGGCCCGACCGGCATCAACAAGCCGGAGACCGGCAGCCCGGTATTCTGGGGCATCGCGCGCCTGTTCCCGAAGCTGAACCGCGTCGTGCCGAGCGGACCCGACGGCATCAACGGTGGCACCTACTCGCCCTACTGGGACGGCCGAGCCGGTTCGCTGCAGACGTCGACCGGCGCCACTTCGACGACGATCACTGTCAGCGGCACGCCGTGGACGACCAACCAGTTCGCCGGGAAGCTGGTCTACATCGACGCGGGCGTCGGCGTCGGCCAAGAGCGGACGGTCGTCAGCAACACGAGCAACACGATCACCGTCAGCGTTGCTTGGACGACGAACCCGACCTCGAGCACGTTCCACGTCCGAACGGGGAAGTTCGTCCCGTTCCACTACATGGAACCGAACGCGCTGTTCCCGACGGTCGACCCGACCTCGAACGGCGACAACTGGTTCTACGACGGCGGCGCGATCACGCCGTGCAGCATGCTGATGCAGGAGCTGGCGGTCCTGCACGGAAACGCGACGCCCGGCTTCAAGATGCTGAAGTTCGGCACCACGGGCGGGTTCGGCGCCGGCCTGTCGCCGATGCGGCCGGGCCAGCTCTCGTGGTCTCTGTTGCTGGGCCACATCGCCGACATGGAGGCGGCGATCGCCCCGGACACGCTCGACATCCGCGCCGTCATCGTCGACCTGAGCACGAACGACCTGCTCGGCGTCAACTTCAACTACCAGACGCAGGCTCAGGAGTTCATCACCGGCGTGCGCAGCGACATCGACGCCGACGCGCTGATCGTGCTCGTCAACCAACACCGCGAGATCCTGAAGACCGCGGCGCCCGGCCTGTCGAACTTCGTGCGCGGCGTCAATCGGACGCTGCAGCAGACGAACACGGGCGTCGTCCTGTTCGACATGAACTGGGGCAAGTTCGCCCCGACGACGATCCTGGCTCCGGCGACCGAGCCGACGGACCCGATCTACTACGACACCGAGACCTACCTCCAGGCCGGCATCGGGCTCTTCAACGCGATCCAGGCCTACTACACCGAGGCACCGGCCAGCACGCTCGGGAACGCGATCGCGGGTCTCGCGATGTTCGGCGACTCGCAGCTCGTCACCGCCGGCATGGATCCGCTCTACGCGGTCCTGAGCAACCAGGCGAGCATCATCGGCCCGACCGGCGGCACGTTCCGGCCCGGCGTCTACGTCTGGAACAACACGACCGAGCAGGTCGAGCCCTACGACATCACCGCGAACGCATCGACGTTCGGCAGCGTCCTCTCGAGCTTCGGCCCGGAGAGCACGCTCCTGAAGAAGGCGGTCGAGCGCTACGGGCAGGTCGTGCTGTTCAAGCACGCGGAGGCCGGCGCCCCGTTGACGGTCGAGGCTGGTCTCGCGGGCAACCCGCAGGGGGCCTTCGAGGAAGGCACGCCGCGCTGGTCGACTACCGAGGCGCAGTTCGAGAAGTTCCGCATCGCTTGCCTTCGCGACCTCGGCAAGCAGGTCGACATGGTCGGCGCGCTGGTCTCGCTCGGCGAGAACGACCTCTGGAGCACGTCGGTCGTCAACGCGTTCGCCGCGAAGGCGCCGGTCTTCATCGACAGCATCCGCTCGCTCGTCAGCACGCGCGCGACCGGCGACCCGCTGCCGCTGGTCTGGCTTCAGGGCCCGCCGCCGTCGACGCTGGTGTCGGGCGGGTCGAGCCTGGGCCAGGAGTCGATCCGCGTGGCCTACCGCGACGCGGTGCTCTCGCTCGAGGGCGCACGCGCGAACGTGCGCGTCCTGCGCAACGCCGGGCCGAGCGACTACGAGCTCAACCGCTCGGACAACGTCCACTACGCGGCCGAGGCGGTCTACCAGATCGGCTACGACGCGTTCGATGCGCTTGCGGCACTGATCGACGGGGAGGGCGGGACGGCGACTGCAACGGAGACGCCGTCCGAGACCGCCGCCTTCACCGTGGAGGACGGCAGCGGTCTCACGTCGAGCAACAGCTACTGCGCGGTCGCCACCGCCGACGACTACCACGAGCGCTACGGCAACCCGTCGGCGTGGACGGCCCTGTCGACCGCGGCGAAGCAGCAGGCGCTGTGCATCGCGACCCGCGCGGCCGACGAGCGCTACGGCGTGCGCTGGACCGGGAAGCG